GCCGGCCCCCGCGTCACTTTCAGCGATACTCATTGCACGACCACCCGCCCCGGCCTTTGTCACCCAATCGACCGCCGAAACGTCGGTGATGCTCTCCACTACCCTGCCCTTGCGCCCATCCAGTTCGAAGCCGTTTTTGGCACTGCCGGACGCCAGTATGGAGCACTCCATTTTTTCCAGCATCGAAGCGGCGTTAAGGTTGCGCAACCGCTCCACAAAACTTGGGTCATGCACAACGACACGGGCGATAGGCGCGCCGTCATCCGTAAAGCCCGAGATTTCCTTAACTGTCGAGACCCAGGTGCGAGTCGATTTCTCCGCGTCCCTGTGATCGGTCTCGTACATTTTCGCGCCCTCGAACTTCTTAGCATCCCTACGCAGCATTTCAGCCGGGTAGTAATGGTTGTCGCGCGTATTACCCCAACCGGGCTTGATGATCTGGACACTGAGCTCGAACGGTTTGGCAGTCTCGCCAGCCTCCGCTATTTCGCCATCAACTGTGACGACGGCTTGAGATTCCAGGCTTTCAGCCATTTGCACTTCGGCAATCGCGTCGGTCTCAGGAGTGGGAGACTCAGGCGCTGCCGAATCTCCACTTTCCCCCATATCGCCAGGATCTGCCCCCAGCGTCGCGTCTAAAATCAGTGTGAACTCATCAAACAAGATAGTCAGCGCCTCGATCTTGTCGGGAATCTGATCGGGTGAGGCGTACATGATATTGGATACCATGCCGGTAAACTGGTTGGTGCGCTCGCGTATTTCTTCGGCCAGTTCTTCCGTAGCCTCGATTGTGTCCAGGTCGGAGAAACTTGTCACGCCCCAGGGCACCCAGGGCTTATCATATGACCCGTAGCCAGACTCGGAAAGGTCAAGGTCAGCCGGCCCGGCGTCGCTTTCTGCGGGGGTATCCATGTCCATATCGGCGTACATTTTCTTAAGTTTGGTGATCGCCGCGGCCTTTCCCGGCCCCTCATATTTGTTGCCCCGAAAACCACTGTGCAGGGCAGCCCAGGCCGCGCCCATTAACCGCTTATCCGCCTTGCCAGCCTTCATTACCTGAAGGTGGAAGGTGGTAGACTTTTCGGGATCTTCGACAACCAGGTAGTCTTCAGCCTTTTTGGCCGCCTCAGAATTTACACCCTTACGCCCCGCGCCCATCTTTTTTACCACGCCCAAGTCGCCCCAAGTTTTCTTAAGCGCAGCCGATACCGACTCAAGCGCGGCCTTGATATCATCGGGTACCGACTTGTCTTTGAGAAGCTCGGCGGCATCCCTAACCATCCGTTTCGCGCGGTTTTTGACTGTCGCAGCCTCAAGTAATTTTGTTGGCATAATTATTTTCCTTGTCCAACGGGATAAAAAATAGCCGTTGGGCGTATCCTTGCGGACATTGGCTCAACGGCTCTGAAATCATTATATACGGTTTGTGATTTTTGGCAATAGCGGTTCACACCATCGTCGCCAGGTCGGCACACTGAGCATTATTGAGATAAGGCCAGATGCCGACATACTGCATCCACCCCAGCCAGCGATGAAGCGAGTGCGAACCGGACGAGGCCCCCCATAGCATCCCGGTTACACTCATCGGTCCCTGCCAAACAGTACTGACGGCGAAATTGCCCAAGGCAGTGCCGTCAATGATAGTGGCAAGATTGTTGTTTGCCAGCGAACAGCGGAATAACACATGCCGCCAGCCAGCGCCGAAATTACCGGCAGCCATGGGAGACCATGCCTGGTGCACACTGCTTGCGTCTCGGTCGCTTTCAATCCCGCCGTTTAGGAAGCGCATAAAGATAAAATTACCCGCAGTGGCTGAGTATAAAATCGGAAAGTCGTGATAGTCTCCGTCTGTCAGCGCAGCCGCAGTCTGCTTGCAAAACCCGCCAATGACGATTTCGTCGCCATTGAAAGCAGCTGCCAATCCAGCGGAATAAACGTCAATCCAACTCGCATCGTTAAAGTATGCAGAAGCGCGCCCGTCGCGGCCTGTTCCATTCTGGAAAACAATACCCGCCGTCGGCGTACCGTTGTAGCCATTTCCGCTAACGTCGTTGGCATCGGCCACGAAGGGCCAAAAGGCGATTGGGTTATAGCTCAGCGCCTTAGCGATATAGGCTGGATTAGTTGGTGGAATTCCCCCACTCATCAGCAGCATTCGTCGTCTGTCTCTTGGCATATAAACCTCCTATATTTCCCAACCCCCAGCAGCGCCGATGATAAAGGCGTATCTTGCCCCGGTTGCAATTATGGTTGTAGCTGCCCCATTTATCGTGTCGCTGCCTGAGCTGGCAACCGTAATAACGCCCGCGCCAATATTGGTAATCAGCACACCCAGACCAATCAGCGCAGCAGTGGCAGGAATGAGCGTTACTATAAATGTACCATCGGCCCGGATATGGCCGTCGGTTGCCAACATCTGATAAGTTGCCGTAGGATTTACTGTATTAAACAGGCCCGCCGCGTCCAGCAGCGTTTGTAAATCCGATTGCGCTACGGACGTGCCCGGTATGATTTCTAGCGTAACCAGGTCTACCGAAGGGCCTGCCGCAAGGTAGAACTCGAAAAACGAATTGTCGGGCAGGTGTGCTTTGATATGCGCCGTGCCGGTGTCGGGTACGCCCAGGTCGATAGAAAATTGTCCATTGCTATCCAGCGTCGCCGCCAACCCGTCTAACGGGTATATCGATAAGGCTGTTTCGTAAGCCTCAACCAGCCGGAAAAGTACCGCGCCGTCAGCCCACGGAGCGCCGTTTAGATGCTTGATCGTGCCAGTAACGGTGCGGGTCGTATCCACTCGCTACCCCTTCGCCATAACTTGCAATGACCGCGCCGCCGCCTGGTTGGTGTCCACTCCCGCCGTCTGAGACCACAGCTTGACCCACATAGCGCCCTTGAGTGCGTCGGGCAACTTGTACCAGGCCGCAGCCGCCGCTTGTACGCCGGTGATCTCGACAATCGCGCCCGTCTCGCTACGCAACGGAACGAAGGTGCCGGCTTGTTCGGTGGACACCTTGAACCCAATTGCAGCCGCTGTCCATACGGAAGGTACACCCACAAGGCCCGCATCGCCGATCAAGGGCCAGAGACTGAACGCTGAAGACAGCGCCGCCCCCGCGCCAATAGTTACATCCTGAAGCTCTTCGCTCATTTTTCCTCACTCTCTAGTTTTCACAAGCTCATTTTGATTGTAGACCGTTTTCACTACCCCCGCAATGACCAACCCCGAAAGGGTATCGGTAAATTGCGAGAGGGGGATTTCAACCACCCCCGCCGCCGATCCTTGTCAAAGAACTCAAGCGCCCCCCGCTCAGGTAAATAACGGCAGGGCAGTTTTACGCCGTCGTACCAGATGAAGCCGTGAGGGTCTACGTTTAGGGGGATGTTCACTTTTTAGGACCTATGGGTCTACGCGGATGGCCCTTGTTCGCTTTCACCCCGTCTTCGTGCTCCATCGAGCACAAACATTCGTGGCCGCCACAGACGGTAATGCCAATGGCGGGGGGTTTTCGCCACCCCCACTTCAACCACGTTTTGAAGCGATATGTCCTTCCGTTCGCATATACGCAGTCGTCACATTTGTCGGACGTTGGGCCCTCTCGCCAGGTCATCAATGGATTCAGCTTCCCCGACTCAAGCCCCGCCGCGTAAGCCCGTTGATACCCCCTCGCCCACATGCCAAGCCTGTTATCGATCACGGCCCATTTACCCCCACTGGCTTTGTTGTTGCGCACGATAAAACTGACCACCCCGTCTATGTAGCCTTCCTCTTTGGCGATCAGCTTAAACAAAGTAGCCGTATCATCCTCGTCGATACCGTCAGCAGTGTCGATTCCGCCCGCTTTTAGACCGGCGATAAAGGCTTCTTTCAAATAACGGTTGACAGAAAGCGCGATTGCATCGGCCCCGTCGCCCGCCGTGTACGCCCCTGTCCACAGGCCCCGGAACCCGCCCCGCAAGCTCGTCCGGTATTGGTCAGCCGATTCGGCGAAAGGGAGGCCGGTTTCGATAGTCGCCTCCTGTGGATTGATAATATTTTCGGTGTCGTCGATGCCTAGTGATTGCATCATTACCCTCACAAGTTCAAGCGCTGCCGGCTCTGCCACCGTTGGGTCCAACAACCCGCGGTCGTAAAAGTCGTTAATCGCGGTGGAAGTGCTTGCCGCATTTTGAAGATCGGTCGTTAATATGTTATCCAGCGAGATATCCGAGTCCAGGCTCTCAAATGTCTGCCCGCCATACTTCACTGCCGAACCCAGCACGATCTTGCACATAGACTGCCAGATAGACGACCAAAATCCTTGATAGCGGTTGAATTTTTTAAGGATCGGCCCTTCAAGTGATGAAGCGGTCGCAAGGCGGAAATAGTCACCTCTTCCAAGGTAGTGGGGATAAAGCCCACCACCCAACGCGGTCTGGATAAATAGCGGCATCCCGTCCTTTTCAGCGTCGCTCGCCCCCGTTGGGCGGTTCATCCATTCGCGCGTAACGTTTTCGTTTTCTAACCAGGTGCTGCCCGCTGCCGGAACCGGGTTGCGCTCAAGGCCGCTCGAATTGGTTGAGAGGGTTGAGGACAGGCTCGCTTTCATCGCATCGATGGCCCTGGTGCCCGCGTTTTTGGCCTTGATCTTTTCAACAAACGTGGCGGCCATACGGGCTACTGCGGCCCGATCTTGAAGGAAGTTACGGTAAGCCCTGCTCCAATCCATGCCAGCAGTCATAAGCGGCCAGCCCCTACCGCCAATTTTGCGAAAGGCCGCATGGAGCATGAGCACGTCCGTACCCGCATCGCCGGGCGCGGCCTGGTCAGCGAACTTACTATCGGTAGGAAGTTTCGCCTTCGCCAGCTCTGCTACTTCGTCAGATGCCCGCCAGTCACGGTAATAAACCGTACTTGCATATCGAAGGTCATCCGCATTCACAAAATCGCGGCGGTAATATACTGGTATGCGCTTATCAGCCGGTGATGTGACGATCTCTTTGATTTCTTCCGTGGGTATTGTGCGGCAAGTCACTTGACCGTCAAGGCGCGAAATGAAAAACACAAAAAACAATTCCCCATCGGTCAGCAAGTCGTTGGAAAGGCTTTGGATTTCAGCCTCATCAAACAGGTACTGGTTGCCACGCGCATTCCAATACGCCTGCCAGGTCTCGATTGCCGACTCGTCTCGCGGGATAATTTGGGGCTTGCTCGAAAAGCCGTAGTCTGTCCAGATTTCGATAGCAAACTGAGTGATCGGGTCAAAGACGCGCAGGCTCCTGGACTCCTTGACAATTGACAGCCGCATTTCGTCACTGAGCGAGTAAGTCCCCTCGCCATACTGTAACTGGCGCAGTAGCAGGTCGACGGTGCGGGAATCTACCGTCTCTTTCAATCGCTCAAACAGTTCAGCCGGCGAATCGGCCCCGGTCATCGGCCCTGGTCGTGACTGGTAAACGTTGATCACCTGCTCAGTTATTTTTTGGAGCCGGTCGTATTCAGGCCGAAGCAGGGCAGTGGCTAATCGTTCTCGGAATGTAGGCATAGATCACCTCACGAATAGTATAGCACGCAGTTATCGAATCTCATGCTCATCGTAATGCGTCTCAAGCCGCACCTTGCCCGCCATGACTGCCTCATTGTGAAGCACCGGCCCTACCAGCCCATGAATCACCGCGTCGGCAAAGTCGGTAGACCGGCGCAAGCGCTTTTTGATGCCATCCTTACTCTCGATTACGATGTCACTGTTAGAATTTACGGTAAAGCGCGGGGCGGATAAATCACCAGTAAGATTGGTTTCATCGGTGTCGGGGGGCAGGCAGATATTGAAGCCGCTGTCCGGTTCTAACATTTCGCGCAGCAGCCACCACCCCGCCGATCTCCAATTGTAGAACCCCAGCTCGCCTGTTTTGTCGCGCAGCTCAGTCGATTTTGAGGCGTTGTAGCCTACCGCGTTGTAACCGATCTCCCGTAATCGATGCACCACGCCGGCCCCGATTCCAATAATGTCGATAAAGGCGGGGGTAGATTTGGGCACGTCTTGCGCCTTGCGGTAAGCCTCGATAATTCCCCCGATCTGCCCGGCAAGCACCATGGTTGCCTGGTGTGGATCTCCAACCCCGCCGACTCGGATCTCGTAGACCTTGACGCTGTCAAACACGGTTGCAATGGTTGAGCGGTCACTGGCCGGCCCATCGCCGCCCACGTCGCTTCCGATGCCAGTAAGCACCCCTGGAAAGCCTAACTCTTGCCACTCTAACCACCGCTCATTCGCGGCCTCGATCCAGGCCAGGGGGATAACGCTATCGGTTGGGGATTCTGCGAATTCTCCGAGCACGTGATTTTTATAGACCGCGCTTGTCTCGCCCCACTGTAACCGGCGCGACTCAGCCCACTTCTCATCCATCTGCCCCGCCGCAATGACTTCTGACACGGTTACATTTTCAAGTTTCCAATCCTCCGTACCTGGGGTATGGGCTTGAATTTGATAAAACCTTCCAACGGGCTCGCCGGGTGTGGAGCAGGCCAGCC